CCAGTATGGGTGCGACCAGGTACTCTGGACATTGCTGAGTAAATAAACACTTTGGCTTCTGACACTCTGGGGCATGGAAGTGATCAGGATTCTGGCACTTGTACCGATACCGATCTTCGCAGCCAGTGAGCATTATCAAAGCAATTGCAATCAGATATTTCATGCGTATACATCCACAGAATTAGGTTTGATCCACTGGGCCTTGATCTGCTGGTCCTTGATCTGCTTATCAGCCTGCCGGTTTAATTGCTCAAGCTCTTTCAGATTCTGCTGCCTGATCACCCTTTGGGCCTCCTTGAGCATATTGGCATTGGCCTGATAGGGCGTGATTTTCATTTGCCTAATCCTATTCTACCTAGCAGTAAATTAACGATCCGGTCGGATAAGTCATCCGGCAAAAACTTCAGAAAACCCAAAAAGTAAAGCGCCACACATCCGTAAACGAATATCTTGAGGCATAGGTCAAAGGTCTTTTGATACTCATTCACCGACCACACCTTTTGGTGGTATCACAAAACTCCATGAGTTCATAGATACCAATTGCCACCAAGAACAAAACAAATGCCACACCACCAATGATGATGGCCAATTCGTTCATTTCAGCTTCTTTGGCCTTGGCAGCCTTTTCTGCCTTCTCTAAAGACCGCAGCTCTCTCGCGTCATCGATGTCCATCTGGTCCTGACGGGCCTTGATCTTGTTCCAGACATCGACTTTGCCTGTGGTCATAAAGAGCATCTTTAGCTCTTCCTCAAATGCTCTGGCCTGCTCCAGTGCCATCTCAATCTGGAGTGCTTGGCCCATGTTTGAGCCTTTGTTTTTCTTAGCATCAAGCAGGGCCTTGGTACATTGGCTCTTGGCATCGAACATTTTGCCCAGCATTGGGGCTAATGAACCCAGATCACTAGCCACTTTGCTGGCCTTTTTCACCATGCTGATGGCGCTTTGCAGACCTTCTAATGCGCTGATTGGATCGATCATTTCCGTTCTACCTTTTCCCACTTGATGCAGACAACCCTCCGATTGTAGACATCACCGGTCCATGTCCACTTGACGCATCTGTACTCGATGGCCGCTAATAGGACCAGAGCATAAATCATGGCCAAAACAAAATGATGACAGTGAAGCACCAGATGATGGTGGCCACCAGTGAGGCCGCAGCAATGAGTGCCACGGCCCAGTCTCTCATAGCCCGAATATTTTCTTGACGAATTCGGCAGCGACACCTGGTCCAAACAAGACCGCAATGATCACCGCATAGAGCAAGTATTCAATCTTGGTCATGCGCTTGTCCCCATCGCGCAGTGACCGATCAATGTTGTTGTATCTCTCTAAACAGATCGCTTCATGCACGGCAAGCCTTTTGTCAACATCCGCATCCATGATCACTCAGCAGCTGGTGCTTCTTTGACCAATTGCGCGTCTGCTTGCTCTTTGACCTTAACGATCAATGGCCAGACACCACTTGATGATGGTAATTGACCCAGAGTCTGCAAAATGAATTGCACTTCATTAACTTCAAGATTCAGATTCATGCTGCACTCCAAGGTGTGCCAGTAGCAGTAACAGGATTCTTCTGCAAAGCAATATTAGCCGCCAGAGCATCTTCTGTGGCTTGCTTATCAACACCATTAGCCCATACCCATCCAAGGACTGTTTCTTGTGTTAGGTCTGCATAGGGAATCGTTGGTGTGCCATCAGCCCATGAGCAAGTTGAATAGATAGAGGCTGTATAGTCTCCATCTACTGCTGTGGCTTGCCAGTGGGCAGTTGTTACAAAGCCGTTTGAGGTTTCACGCTCAAGTGTTGAGATAGTCCATTGTGTAGTCATGATTTAGCCTTTAGTAATATATTGAAGAAGTGCAATTACATAGCCCAAGGTAAAACACACAAGGGGATGGCAAATTACTTTTTGAAAGTATGTTTTCATGTCAGTCCTTAAAGATTAGCAAAATTAAACTTCAATAGGGCTATAAGGTTGTGGAGATGTCTGAGTCCAAGCGTATGTGGCAATGCTCAAGTAATAAGCCTCATCCAATACTGTTGATGCTTGTGGGTCATTGGGTACTAGAGTTGTACGCCAGTAAGTTGACGAAATGACAACGCCATCTTTGAGAACATCGGTAGTCTTGCGAACACCAATGCAACCATTAGGTTGAATATCAAACTGAGAGATGTAAACGACTTCGGTAAATGTGGACATGATTTTCCTTAAACTTGATACGCAAAATTAAAGTTAACAGCAGAAGTTGCCGCCATTGAAGATGGTGAAAAAACAGTTAAGTTAGATGCTAAAGCTATTATTCCAGCAGATGTTGCACTGTTAATTGCCACTCCAGGTTGTTGTGGAGTAGTAATAGCTGCAAAAGGTAGATTTGTGCATATAGTTGCACCTGAGCTAAATGCAATGGTTGTACTTCCAGCTACTACAAAAGACACATACACCATGCGCCCAATTTTTGTGTAATTACCACTTGAACTAAAAGTGCCAACAACTGTTAAGCCACCACCCTGATTAGGTGTCCAAGTCCCTTCCTCATAGTCATCCAACGTATTAGCGTTTGATGATGCTGATTGAGTTGCGGGGAATGTGATGCCATTTGATACTTGAAGAACACCACCGCCTGATACAGCACTCGTAGTCCCCACCAGCAACTCCCCGCCGGAAGTGATACGGGCGCGTTCGGACGCATTAGTTGTTGACGCATTTGCCGAAGTTCCAAACGCCATAATAGTTCCGCCACTAGAACCATCACGAGTCAACGAAACAAACCCGCCTTCAAAAGACCAGCCAGAAAGGCGATAAGCCAGCTTAGTTCCTGCGTTAGAACTATCAGAGGGATTATCAAGACGCAGAGTTTCTGATGTTGCGCCAGATGAACTTAGACTGCTATGTACTTTAGCCGCAGGCGAACTTGTACCAATACCCAACCCTGTTGAGGTGAGGCGCATTTGTTCTGAGTTGTTCTGACGAAATGAAATAGGATGGTTTGATACAGAGCCAAGCCAAGAAACGCCAGTATCCGTTCCGATGCCAGTCCAAATTGTTGTGCCGCCTGTATCGCCTTTGACGCTTAAATAGTTGGAAACACCAGTAGTAGTTAGCAATCCTGTTTCACCACTTGTTGCAGAAACAGTTAATTTGCTTCCATCAAAAGTAAGCGCAGAGCCACTTGTCAGAACCTTTGAACCATTGAGATAGGTTACTCCGTTGGCTGTACCACCATTGTGTGTGACTGTGGAGGATGTTGTCAGGGTTGTAAAAGCACCAGTAGTAGCCGTAGTAGCACCCACAGTCATGCCATTGATTGTTCCACCTGTCAGAGTAGCACCGCTAGAAGCAAGTGTGTTTAGCGTAGCTGTAGAGGATGCACCAAGGGTTGTGAAGTTACCCGCAGCAGGGGTCACATTACCAATAATGCCTTGGAATGATGTTCCTGTAGCTGCGCCCAAAACTGGTGTCACCAATGTCGGAGTGTTTGCAAAGACCAAAGCACCAGTGCCTGTCTCGCCTGTAACTGCTGCTGCCAAGTTTGCTGATGATGGCGTGCCAAGGAATGTGGCCACACCAGTGCCAAAACTTGAAATGCCTGTGCCACCCTTTGCGACCTTTAGCACTGGGCCTGCATCAAACAATGCGTCAATTGAATCCAGATCGCTATTGATCTTTGTTCCCCAGGTATCAGTGGATGCACCGACTTCTGGTTTGGTCAACAATAGATTCGTTGTGGTTGTATCTGCCATTTTCTACCCCTATGCGGCTATTTGCCAAGTTTCGCTATTATCCGCAATTGCAGTCCAAGTTTCACTGCTGTCAGCAATTGCATCCCATGTTTCTGATGTGTCTGTGATCGGTGTCCAGGTCTCTGCATTGTCAGAGATCGCATCCCAAGTTTCTGCCGTGTCAGACTCTTGCACCCATTTTAGATTGCCGGCTATCGTCATGGATGACTGGCAAGTGAAATTGATTGGCGTGCTTTGTCTTCTCTGGCCGTTGATCGTCATGCCAGATTCGGCTGCAATCAGCACTGATCCGCGCAGCACCACCTTGGTGGCCACAGTCATCACACCAAAGTCTTCAATCAGGATTTGAATCAGTGGGACCCTGATGGCCGCCACAGACATGGCGCTTTCATCTACTGATGTGAATGCACCAATGGCCACCCTGATGGCCGCAAAGCTGGCGCTAGAGCTTGCCGCAAGTGTCGATGCACCTATGGCATAGCGCACCGCATTTGCGGCCATGGTGCTGGCGCTTGTGGCCGTTGCCGCGCCAATGGCAATGCGCTGTGCAGCAGCTGTGGCAGTGCTAGACGCTGAAACAGAGAATGATGCCGTCTTGACTACATTGGCGCTGACAGTCTCTGTGCTAGAGGCTGAAACAGAAAACGCGCCTATGCAGACGCGCTGTCCATTGATTGCAGCCGTGCTTGTGGCTGCAAGGGTGACTGCCCCAAGGCTTACGCCATAGGAGTAATTCCCTTGTCCATACGGGCCAAGACCATAGGCTGCCATGTCATGTCAATGTGACATCAAGGTCGCCAGCTGGAATGCGCAGCACATCGCCATCATTGATGGTGCGTGCAGTTGATAGCGCTGCCCAGGCTAATAGATTGCCACTGGTACTTGCATCAAAAATGCCAGCCCAGCCAATTGATCCCCAGTTTCCACCACTGGCAGCTGCAAACTCGATGGCTGCTGCGTTTGTTGCGTTTGTGGGGCTTGTGCCGGAGACAGTGATCGTGCCAGTCACCACTCGCGCATAGGCGTTGCCAGACACCTCAGTGCCGCCACCAGTGTCACTCGGTGCAGCCGTGAATAGGCCAACATACCAAGCTGTGGGGCGTGTGGCCGTGTTCGTTGTGAGTAGAAAATTTAAAACTAGGTTTTCGGTGTAGTCGGTAAAAGATGACATATCAGTCCTTATCCAAAAGTCTTCGCACGGGTCAGCAATGCACCACCAGAAGATGCACTTCGATCATCGGCAGTTTGTGAATCATTCAAGGCGCGCTCATAGAGTGTTGCCCATGTCTGGATTCTCGCATCATCTTGCAAGTATGGTGCAGCCTGGAGCAATGCCCCATACAGATAAATGTCGGGGTTTGATGTCAAAAGCCAGTTTGTCGTGTTGCTAGTTGATAACTTTGACAACTTCGCGTAATAGGTCAGCTCGGTCGTGTAGTTCGCGTCTGGTGTTGGGACAATGCGAAATTGGCCACCAACAATGCCAAAAAATTTAGGCTTGCCACTGGCCGTGTATTTGGTCATCTCATTGTCCAAGGCATCAATGCTCAAAAACTGCAATGGTGTCTGTGGGTTTGTGCTTGTGAGCTTTAAAGACTTGGTCTCCAAGAAGTCAGCAGG